CTTCTTTCGTCCAAGACTGTGCAACGTTAGCTCGTTTTAGATTTGGGTTTCCTAGATAGACTTGTTCAGTCATTTCTACCCTTTAACATTTTCTGAAGTTCTGCGGTGCTACCAACAAAGAGTGCATTTGTCACGTTCTTTGGTCCGTGATCTGGAACCTCTTTGAGTTTCTTCATCTTTTCTTGAAGATCACCTAGTTTTTCGGTAACGTCTGCGACCTGTTTGATAAGATTTCCAGCAACCTCGTATGCTCTTGGGTGCTCACTCTCTCTTGCGAGTTCCAGTATTCCATCAATCGCATCTTGACCACGTTCAACGAGGTTATAAAAGTTTTGCCTCTGATACTCGTAGTCATTGTCTATGTCATCTCCGTGAGAAGGAACAACAACTTCTTTCTTCTCTACAACGACCTCTTGGGGGACAACTTTATCAATAACTCCAAGTGCCTTTTCAATTTCAATTTCTTTACTCATCTTCACCTGTCACTGGATTAAAATTCTTCGCATCCTCAAAGAATGAGGTTGTCTCATTAAATCCAAAATCATCATCAGCATCAGCACTTGTTGGGTTTGGTGTAACCGTGTATCTCTGTTCTCTCTTAGGTGATTGATCAGGTAGGTCTGTGTACTGATCAACCTGTACAGTCTTAATAACCTTACTAGAGGTAACAGGACCGTAGAGATGGAACTTAGCAGTAAAAGAGAGAGTGTAGATAATGGCTCTACGGTTTGCAAAGTCTCCCTGATAATCGTCTTCGTAACCGATACTGTTTAGAACAACAGGGACATCTCTCTTAATACCCATGTCTGTGTTGTCATTTAGTGTGATTGTGTAATCAGGTTGAAAGTATGGTAGAATTTGTTCTACAATTTGCAACGCATCATCTGACTGTTTTGAGAGAATGTAGAGTTCAAAGTCAATATTATATGGGACAGGCATATACTGCGTGTCCAACTGGTCAGAGTTTGCACCCTTCACCTTCTTGAACTTCTGCACACGTTGTAGTTTGCGTGATGGGTCATATGTCATACCAGTAATCTCAAACCCAATACGAGGTAGAGTTACAGCGGTCTGATTAGACAAAGATGGATCATCATTCAGACGGACAAGGAACTTCTGCCGTGGACCATACGCAAGAGGAACCTTCATAGACTGTTGAATAGTTCCACTGTTGTCCTTACGAACAAGATGAATGTCATTGAAAAGTGAGCCGAAAGAAACGACTACCTTACGAATGGTTTCATGGTAGAATTGTTGTCCCAACATTACGATACTTCTCCTGCATCACCGAATGGATTTGATTCGCTGAAGTCTAGGATAGTGTCATCCAATTCATCGAATAGTTCATTCTGATTGACCTTATCTGTCACTTGGTCACCTACTATATAGTCCTCATTGATAAAGTATGATGCATCACCAGTATCAGCAGCGTTCTCAAGTAATAATGCACCACTGTCATCTTCAAGTGTGAACTGATAAGTGAGTGCATCCATTGAGTCTGCATCTTCGATTGCATCAATTGCAGCAATGTCTGTGTCGAGAACTTCTGAACCATAATCAAATGTGCGACAACGCATTTTGTATACGGGGTTGTTGTCGAGTTGATGAAATGGCTCATCGTGGTCAACGAAGTTAATCTCAAACAGTTTACCAAGAATGGGATGGAAGATTGCATCACCTTCTTGTGGTCTATCTGCGTCTGTAGAAGATGCCTCTGAGATTAGATACCCACTCTCGTATGAAGATGGAATGTCAACCTCGTCACTGTCCAGTGTTCCATCCTCAAGTAGAATAGAACCTGTGAGTGTATCTGTACCACTCTCAATCGTGAACTGTTTTGTGATGTCTCTAAATCTGCTCTTACTGACAACGAAGGTGACTTCACTGAGGTTCTGCAAACCAAACTGAGTCATCAACTCTCGTTCACCAGCATACCCACCACCAGAGTTCTCAACATACATCTCAATCTTTGCCTGAGTGTTGAACTTGGATAGAGAGTCTTCACCAAGGAACGTGTCCTCAGCCACAAGTGTGCGGTCAAGATAATAAACATCATGACCGTAAATCTGAATTGCCTCTGCAATCAAATCTGCATACAGATTTTTTTCTGTAGTAAGTGCATGTTGATTGCTTGTGTGAAATGCTTTATTGACTGCCATGTTTATCCAATCATGTAGTTAACTGGTAGTTCGAACGCAAGTTTCATCTCTTCTTCAAGTTTATTGATTTCTTCTTGTGCTTGGTTATAAATTGTCTCACCATTCATTGTGACACCACCCAGCATCTCTACACCACTAAACTTGGAAAGGTTTGCACCCCACTGTCTCTTAATAAGAGCAGTTGCATATCTCTTAAGATACATGTCGTTGTATAGGTCTGTGAATGTGCCGGGATCAAGTTTACGATAACAATCAATAATAATATAATCAACGTCAGCAGTTACCTTATTCTCCCAATCCATGTCAATATACAAACGGTTTTGATGTTGATTAAAACGAAGTGGTGTCTCCCCAACAAGAATATGTTCTAGTAGGTCTAGGTTATCCATAGCCATCTGATATTGAATAACAGATGTAGATGAGAGGTCAAACAAATCATTTAGTCGTAACTGATAACGTAGATCGAACATACTTGAACCACCACCTGTATCACTAAATGGAAAAACTTGCATTACTGCAAGTACTGAATCGGGAACAGGAATCCAGTTCTTACCTTCGTACCACACGGCAGTTGTTGAACCATCAACATCAGTTACAGTTGATAGTGTCTCGTTAGACCTTGCCCGTGTAACGTCTGCGGTTGTGATAAGATGTTTAAGATACATCCTCTCACATCCATCGTAGTGATACTCTGCAAAGAATTGTAGTGCCTCGTCAATACGGTCATCAACTTGGTCATCTGACACGTTAATGTCGATAACCCCATATCCAAGGTTCCGTAGACAATAATTCTTGAAATCTGCTCTGGTAGAAGGTATGGCCATAGGAAGTTCCTTTTTTTATATATTTATAAGTTTTTGATTGCAAGGTAATTAGGACCATACTCCAAATCACCATCTTCCCAGCCTGGAACCCTATGAAATCCCACACCCTCATATGCAATCATTGCAGAAGCTCTAGGTAACGACCAAATTAAGTCACATTCTTCTCTTTTTGCTTGGTTAATTGTGTGTTCTAACAGAATTGTAGACAATCTATGACCTCTATATTCTGGTAAAACATAGATTCCCCTAGAACGATATGTCTTCTCACCAGTTCTGAACCCACTGTTCACACCAACAATCTTGTTTGTCTTCTCCTCTTTCATTGCAAAGAAAGTCGGTTTTGACCAATCGAATATTGACCAATCCTTTGAGATAGATACATTACCGTAATTTTCTAACAATCGTCTATCGTATACAATTGCGTTCAGAGGTTCTATATCTGTCTTACGATCAGGCCAAAGACCCTCTTTCCAAAAATCATAAATCTCTTCAAATGTGCTTTCAACACATACATAACTATTAATCATACACTATATATAACATGAGAATTGGTATGGTGTCTACATCCCGAGCAGGATGTACATATATGAGACGTTATATTTGCAATCGTTACAACCTTAAAGACTCTGGGTCTTGGTTGAAACATAACTCATATAAAGATATTGAGGATGAGGAATGGACATACGTTCCTCACATACTCAAAGTTTTAGTTCACTACATTCCACTAAAAGATAGAAAGACTGTCCTATCAGACTTCGATAAAATCTGGTTGTGGCGTGAGGATAGTGTACGACAGTTTCTTAGTCATGTAACGAGACTGAGAACAGGGGTGAATCATGTATATGGTGATGAGATGCCTGTCATTGGTGACAGAACGCTCGTCGCCTATCGTTCAGAGTTTGACAGATTTATGCATCGTCAGAAACAGTTCTGGGAGTTGTATTACGAACTAGGTTTCAAGAAGAATGAACCACTGATAAAGTTTGAAGATTTTGTGGAAGACCCCAATAGTATTTGCAAAATGTTAGAGGATTGGTTTTATATGGAGTTTGGTTTTAATTTTGATTTACCAGACCAGGCTCTACCAAGAAGAATTGACATAGACTATGCAACAAAGTATACTAACTACGAAGAGGTTGTGGAGTGGTTTAATGAATAACTATTGTTTGGTTTGCACACCACGATCAGGATCATATTATGTTCTTTTTCATTTAGCAAAAGAAAGAAACCTTATCAGTGGGAAAGAGTGGTATGGTAGAATGAAAAAAGTTCATTACGATGAGAACTTGCGAACAAGTCCTATCACCATTGACTACACTGTAAACGAACATTTATTGACCAATCACGAAATTGAAAAACGTAGGATGTGGCTTAGTGGTAGAGACAATTTTATAATAAAATGTATGCCACACCAATTGTCTAATACTATAGAAAATAGAAATATATCAACAGAAGATAGAATAACAATTGCTGTTGATATACTGTCAGATTACAAATTAATATGGCTAACAAATAAGAACAAGATTTCTCAATTCTGTTTTAGGTTCATAGCACAAGAGACAAGCAGAAAAGATTACAAAGGCACTAACAGAGAATACTCTGATTATGATGTAGATAAAAGAAAAACACCACCAC